AATATTGGATTGCCCTAGAAAATACTTCTAAGTATGAGGGGTAATAATGGAAAACTTATTATGGGTAGAAGCTTATAGACCTTCTACAATTGACGAATGTATATTACCTACTGAGATAAAAAAGACTTTTAAATCTATTCTCAAACAAGGTGAAATACCAAATCTATTATTATCTGGTACTGCTGGTACTGGCAAAACTACTGTTGCAAAAGCATTATGTAATGAACTTGATTTAGACGTTATGATGATCAATGGTTCTGATGAAGGTCGTTCCATTGATGTCGTAAGAAATCAAATCAAAGCATTTGCTTCTACTGTTAGTTTATCTGAAACAAATAAACCTAAAGTCGTTATAGTTGACGAGGCAGATTATATGAATGCCGAGAGTGTTCAACCTGCATTAAGAAACTTTATCGAAACATTTAGTAATAATTGTCGATTTATCTTTACATGTAATTACAAGAATAAAATTATACCTGCAATTCATAGTAGGTGTACTGTTATCAACTTTAGCATTCAAAATAAAGATAAACAAAATCTTGCTGGTTTATTTCACAAACGATTATCTACAATACTAGAACAAGAAAACATTGAGTTTGATCCAAAAGTATTGGCAGAACTTATTGTAAAATATTATCCTGACTTTAGAAGAACGATAAACGAACTACAACGATATTCTGTATCTGGTAAAATAGACACAGGTATTCTTGTTACTGTATCTGAAGCGAATATACAATCACTTAATCAAGCATTAAAAAACAAAAAGTTTAATGATATGAGAAAGTGGGTTGTTGATAATGTCGATCAAGACCCTGCGGGTCTTTATAAAGAGTTGTATCAAAACTTTTATAATGCATTAGAACCACAATCAATCCCACCTATGGTTATTCTACTTGCAGAATATCAATATAAAAATGCTTTTGTTGCTGATCCTGAATTGAATATGGTCGCTTGCCTTACCGAGATTATGGGCGAGTGTAAATTCAAATGAGTCAGGATTATAGTTTAACAAGTTATCTCACCGCAATCAATTGGTCTAAAAAGAAATTGATGGACACAGATGATGAGGCATGGGAAAAGAAATACCCACCATATATAATCAACAAAGGTCTTTCCTACTTTTCTGATACTGTTATAATGGCAAACGAAATGAATAGATTGCACCATGCGTCAAAACATATGCAATTTTCGTTTCTAATAAATACTATACGAAGTCAAAAGAGATTTAGTAAGTGGTTGAAAGCGTCTAAAATAAAAGATTTAGAGGCAATCAAAGAGTATTACAAGTATAGTAATAATAGGGCAAAAGAAGCTTTATCTCTCCTGACGAAAGAGCAAATTGACTATATTAAAGAAAAAATAAGTAAAGGTGGGAAAAGAAAATGAGTGAGGTTATAGAATGGAAACCAGAAAACATGCTCGAGGTGAAAATCAAAGAGCCTGATGATTTCCTTAAAATACGAGAGACACTTACAAGAATAGGCGTTGCGAGTAGAAAAGAACGCAAGATATATCAATCATGTCATATTCTACATAAACAAGGACGATACTTCATAGTTCATTTTAAAGAACTATTTGCTTTAGATGGCAAAACAGCAAACATTTTTGTAAACGATATTGAGAGACGAAATACAATAGCACAATTGCTGAGTGATTGGGGTTTGATAGAACTAGTAAGTGTTATAGAAAATAAAGCGCCATTATCACAAATTAAAGTATTACCATTTAAAGAAAAGAACGAGTGGGTGTTAGAACCCAAATACAATATAGGAAAGAAAGGAAACGAAGATGGCGATCAAAAAGATAATGTATGACGCTCTAGTGGCACATGCCAAAGGTCATATAGAAAAACACAAAGCAAATGTGGATATATATCTTAACCAATCTGTTGGTATAGGTGAGCATGGTGATATTCTTGAAACCGTAGAAAAAGAATTAAACATCATTGCCCAATATCATGACCAACTAGAAATTCTAGAAAAATATTTTAAAGATACCACAATTTAACTTGACTTTTAAGTCACAACCTGATATAATTATATTATGAATTTTTACACCAATGTGTCGCCGTATGGTGACGAATTACTTGTTAGATATTTCGACAATGGTAAAAGGTGCGAGGATCGTGTTCCATATGTTCCTCGCCTCTACATACCTACAAAAGGTAAAGGTCGCTATAAATCTCTAACAGGTATTGGTTTAGATTCCAAATCATACAAGACAATCAAAGAAGCCAGACAGGCAATCAAACGATACGAAGAACACCCAAACTTTTTACACGGCACAGATAGATTTCAATATCAATACATGGCAGACTATTGGCCAGGTAATACAGAATACGATAAAGATAAACTTCGTATTTACACAATTGATATTGAGGTTGAAAGTGAACATGGTTTTCCTAATGTAGCAGATTGTGCTGAAAAAATGATTTGTATTACTGTGAAAGACCAAGTTAAAAAACAAATATTGGTTTGGGGTATGGCAGATTATACAGTTAAACAAGATAATGTTCATTATGTAAAATGTGAAAACGAAAAAGACTTACTCAAACAATTTTTAAAATTCTGGTCTGCTTATACTCCAGATGTTCTCACAGGTTGGAACAGTAAATACTTTGATATACCATATCTGGTAAAACGTATAGGCAAAGTATTAAGTGAAGGTTCCACGAAACGCATGTCGCCATGGAATATCATACAAGAAGACCAAACATACGAACAAGGTAAAACACAAACATATTTTAGATTACTAGGTATTGCTCAACTTGACTATTTACAACTCTATCGTAAATTTACAATCAAGAACCAAGAGAGTTATCGACTAGACCATATTGGTAAGGTCGAACTTGGCGAACAAAAAGATGATAATCCATATGATACTTTCAAAGAGTGGTATCAACAAGACATACAATCTTTTATTGACTATAACATACAAGACGTTGAATTGGTTGATAAACTAGAAGATAGATTACAACTGATTGAACTTGCATTGACGATGGCATATAACGCCAAGGCAAACTATGAAGACGTATTCTCACAAGTTAGAATGTGGGATACCATTATTTTCAATGAATTATTAAAAGATAATATCATTGTGCCAATGCGTGATATGAACCCTACATCACCAGAACTTGTTGGTGCATATGTAAAAGATCCTAAGGTAGGTTTCCATGATTGGGTTGTGTCTTTTGATTTGAACTCACTATATCCGCATTTGATTATGCAATATAATATTTCACCTGAAATGATATTGCCAGATAAAAAGAATGTTAATATAGATGACTTGCTAGACAAACAAGTAGATACCTCTGATGGAAACTGTATGGCTGCCAATGGCACCATGTATCGAACTAACACACAAGGTTTCTTACCTCGTATCATACAAAAAGAATATAACGATAGAACAATCTATAAAAAGAAAATGCTTGAGGCAGAACAGCAATATGCCAACACCAAAGATCCAAAGTATGAAAAACTGGCAAGACGATATTATTTGGTTCAGCATTCTAAAAAGATTTCGCTAAATAGTGCATATGGGGCTATTGGTAACAAATACTTTAGATACTATGATCACAGAATGGCAGAGGCGATTACAACGTCTGGTCAATTGAATATACGTTGGATAGATCAAAAACTAAATGAATACTTTAACAAACTATACAAAACAGATAACGAAGATTATATCATTGCTTCAGATACAGATTCCGTTTATATTAATATGGCACCACTTGTAAAACTATCTGGTGCAACTGATAAAAACAAAATTGTAAAAGCATTAGATCAATTCTGTTCTAAAAAATTAGAACCATATATTACAAAGTGTTATGATGAACTTGGTAACTATATGAATGTCTATGAAAATAAAATGGTTATGAAACGAGAGGCAATTGCTGATAAAGGTATTTGGACAGCCAAAAAAAGATATATTCTAAACGTACACAATTCAGAGGGTGTACAATATCCAGAACCTAAATTAAAGATTATGGGTATTGAGGCAGTAAAAACATCTACGCCTTTACCATGTCGTGATAAACTGAAAGAAAGTTTTAAAGTTATTATGTCAGGTGATCAAAAGGCAATGAAAGACTTTATTGTAAACTTTCGTAGAGATTTTGAATTACTACCACCAGAAGATATTGCTTTTCCTCGTAGTGTGAATGGTGTAAAGAAATATGGCGACAGTACATCTATCTACAAGAAAGGCACACCAATGCATGTTAAAGGTGCATTATTATATAATCACTTATTAAAAACAAAAAAGATATCACATAAGTTTCAACAATTTTATGAAGGTGATAAAGGTAAGTTTGTGCATTTGCGAAAGAATATGTGGAATGCCAATGTTATTACTTTTATGGCAAAACTTCCTAAAGAATTTGAAATGCACGGTCTCATAGATTACGAACAACAATTTACTAAATCATTTATGGAACCTTTACGATTTATACTTGACGCTATCAATTGGAAGATAGACGCTTCTGATAGCAATACAATTGAGGATTTTTTTGCATGATATATAATTTAAAAGACGTTGTGGAATCTAGCAAAAGAGAAAGATTTAATGTTATCTCTACATTTGCTGGTGGCGGTGGTTCTTCTACTGGTTATAGACTGGCAGGTGGCAAGATACTTTGTATAAATGAATTTGTTGAAGAAGCACAGAATACATATAGAGAAAACTATCCAGACACACCAATACTACCAGGTGATATAAAAAAACTATCTGGTAAAGATTTTTTAGATATTGCTGGAACAACTGATATAGATATACTAGATGGTTCGCCACCATGCAGTGCATTTAGTGTGGCAGGCAAACTATCTCATTCATCAGGTGGTAAACATTCTGATGGTTGGGGTAAAACTAAATCATACTCTGATGGTATGATGGTAGAAAACATTGAAGACTTATTCTTTGAGTTTCTACGAGTAGCCAATGATATCAAACCAAAAGTCATTGTTGCAGAAAATGTGGCAGGTCTAACAATTGGTGAAGCAAAAGAATACTACAATAAAATATTAAATGAATTTGAGAAGATAGGTTATGATGTTTGTTCGCAAGTGATGAACAGTAAAAACTATGGCGTATCTCAAACAAGAACCAGAGTTATCTTTATTGGTATAAGAAACGATATTACAGAAAAAGTTGGTTTAAATTTTATGACAATACAAAATGTATTTCCAGAACCAAGTGACAAAATTATACCTTTGAAAGAAGCATTAACAGGATTAGAATATGATCCTGAAGAAGTAAAAGAACTAACAGAAAAATTTGTGAATACAGCGTATTGGAAAGATACAGGTAGTAAAATGCCTAAAGATCCAGACAAAGTTTTGACTGGTGGTGACTATCACCCAAAGGGTCATCATTTCAATCTAAAACGAGTATCACAACATGCTCCTGCCCCTACGCTAACCGCCATGGGTAATGGGCAAACAAATGCTGGTGCGTTTCATTGGAACGAACCACGAAAACTAACTTTGGGTGAATTGAAAAGAATAATGTCTTTGCCAGACGATTTTAAATTAACTGGCAAATGGAACCAGAGGGCAGAACGTATAGGCAGAATGGTACCACCGTTAATGATGAAAGCAATAGCGGATTCTATCTATGAGAATGTTCTTGACAAACTATAGGAGACCTGATATAATATGAAAGAAATAATGGAAAAACTAGAACAACAAAATCTAACAGTAGCAGATTATAATACAATGATTAAGGTAATTGCAGCCTCACTACAAAGAGGAACAATACGTCCTGAAGAATGTACTACAGTTGGAAGATTATATGAAAAACTAAAATACATGATAGAGAAAACACAAAAGGAGAATACCAATGCCGGACTTTCTAAAACAGATAATTAAAGAAACAGGAAACGAATACGCTTCATTAGTAAGTGAAGGTGTTGAGGCAGGTGATGTGGATACATTTATTGATACGGGTTCATATCACTTTAATGCTTTATTGTCTGGTAGTATTCATGGTGGCATACCATCAAACAAGATTACAGCTCTTGCAGGTGAAAGTGCTACAGGTAAAACGTTCTTTGTGTTGGGTATGTGTAAATCTTTTTTAGATAATAATCCTGACGCAGGTGTTATCTATTTTGAGAGTGAAAGTGCCTTAACAAAACAATTAATTGAAGACAGAGGTATTGATAGTGATAGAATGGTTATTATGCCAGTCACTACCGTGCAAGAGTTTAGAACACAAGCATTAACAGTATTAGACAAATACATTGAGCAAAATGAAGCAGACAGAAAACCAATATTACTTGTATTAGATAGTTTGGGTATGTTATCTACAACGAAAGAAGTAGAAGATACCGCAGATGGTAAAGAGACAAGAGATATGACGAGAGCACAAGTGTTAAAGGCTGCGTTTAGAGTATTAACTTTAAAACTTGGTCGTGCCAAAGTGCCTATGGTTATTACCAATCATACCTATGATGTTGTGGGTGCATATATGCCTACAAAAGAAATGGGTGGTGGTTCTGGTTTGAAATATGCGGCTTCAACCATTGTTTATCTTTCGAAGAAAAAAGAGAAAGAAGGAACAGAGGTTGTTGGTAATATTATTCATTGTAAAACTCAAAAGTCTAGACTATCAAAAGAAAATATGATGGTTGATGTTCGATTACGTTATGATACTGGTTTAGATAAATATTATGGATTACTAGACTTAGCAACTAAGTATGGTATCTTCAAACAAGTATCAACACGAATAGAGTTACCAGATGGTTCAAAACAATATGCGAAGACAATATACAATGAACCAGAAAAATATTTTACAGACGATATATTACAACAAATAGACGAAGCAGCTAAAAAAGAATATTCATATGGGAATCCCGAAGTATAATTACGTTGAACACCCTAAATTTGAACAAATGGGTTTTCGTATTGCTGATGGCAAATACGAGAACGTTATCTATACTTACGGAAAAGTAAAACCTATTGAAGAAAACGAAAAGTTAAGATTGAAGTTTGAATATGATATACATGAAAATCCAAATGATGTAGATACGGATTCAGATGACTTTATTAACACTATTGGTGATATATTAACTACTGAAATAACAAAGGAAAAAGATGGTAACAGCGGAGAAGATAGAGAGAACAGCTCTAC